TTGGGTATGCAGTCCAATCAAACGCCAGGAAGGCAGTTTGGTGGTGGCATGGATGGTGGAAAAACTTACCTGGTTGGTGAGAGAGGACCAGAGATGGTCACAGCAGGGACCAAGTCGACTGTGACTGCCAACAGTGATCTTAAGAGCACATTCGATACGTCATCATTGGAGACCAAGATGGCAAGCCTAGTTACAGAGATGAACAGTGCAAATAAGACTTTATCGAATATGGTAAATGGCGTAAATACGCTTGTAGCAGTGGAATCTAGGGCCTTGAAAGCGGTTGAGAAAACAGCACGTAAAGACACAAACCAGATAGGGCTAGTTTAGGTTGCTAAATGTATAAAAAAAGTGTAATATAAAGCATGGCTTGGAAAAAATATTTTAAAGACGCAAACATGTCTCCCATTAGTGGAGAGAAAGTGCCCAACTTCGCGAAGAGGAACTACAGTTCTTATCTTCCAGATGTGTACACAGGACACCCAAACAGGATACAGAGATACTTCCAGTATGATCAGATGGATTCAGACTCTGAGATCAATGCGGCACTAGACATACTCGCAGAATTCTCAACACAGAAGAACACTGAGAACGAAACACCGTTTGATCTTGTGTTCAAAGACGAGACCACAGAACACGAAGTGAAACTTCTCAAGAAGGCACTTCAACAATGGACCAAGTCCAATCAATTCAACAAAAGAATTTTTAGGATTTTCAGGAACGCATTGAAATACGGAGATTGTTTCTTTGTTAGAGATCCAGAAACAAACAAATGGCTTTACATAGACAACGCAAAAGTTGACAGGATTGTTGTGAATGAATCCGAAGGAAAGAAACCTGAACAGTATGTGATCAGAGATATCAATCCCAACCTACAAAGATTAAGTGCGACACAGATCACACCTAACCAAACATACGGTGGATCAGGAACAACCGGTGGTGGTACAGCGGCATACGGTGGATCATATGCCAACCAAGGTGCTACAAATAACATGAGTGGCTTTGCTGGCGGAAACGCAGGTGGTAGATTCTACAAGACAATGAATGCATACAACATAAATGCAGAACATGTGATACACATGTCGATGTCAGATGGCTTAGACAACTTATTCCCGTTCGGACAGTCAGTTTTAGAACAGGTATTCAAGGTTTACAAACAAAAAGAATTATTAGAAGACGCAATTATCATTTACAGGGTACAGAGAGCCCCTGAAAGAAGAGTTTTCTACATTGATGTGGGTAACATGCCTACACACTTGGCGATGCAGTTCGTTGAGAGAGTGAAAAATGAGATAAACCAAAGAAGGATTCCGAGTGCATCAGGTGGTGCCAACTTCATAGATGCAACATACAACCCAATGAGTATCAATGAAGATTACTTCTTCCCACAGACAGCAGAAGGAAGAGGATCAAAAGTTGACACACTACCAGGTGGTACAAACCTAGGCGAGATAGATGACTTGAGATTCTTCACCAACAAACTGTTCAGAGGTTTGAGAATTCCAAGTTCTTACCTACCAACAGGCGCAGAAGATGGCGGACAGCAGTACAATGACGGTAGGGTTGGAACAGCATACATCCAGGAATTGAGATTCAACAAGTATTGTGCCAGACTACAAAGCATGTTGGCAGAAACATTTGACAGTGAGTTTAAATTATGGGTAAAAAACAAAGGTTACAACATAGACAATGGAATGTTCGAACTTAAATTGAATCCACCGCAGAACTTTGCACAGTATAGACAGACGGAGATGGACCAAAGTAGAGTAAACACATTCACAGCAGTGGCAGACTTGCCTTACATGAGTAAAAGATTTGCATTGAAAAGATATCTTGGACTTTCTGAGGAAGAAATGGCAAGGAACGCAGAACTTTGGGCGGAAGAAAACAATGTGCCACAGAAAAAACAGAGCAAATCAAATGAATTACGTCAAGGTGGCGTAACTCAATCAGGAATTAGTTCAGATCTGGATCAATTCGAAGAACCAACAGCAGATCCTGAAGCACCAGAACCAGGGTCACCACAGCCAGGACAAGCAGGACAGACTCCCGGAGGTCAGACTCCAGGTGGAACAGGTGGCGGCGGACAGGTATAAGGATTAAATACGATTATGAAATTGAATGAATTCTTCACATACGGCGCTGATGGGTTTGAACAGGATAAAACCTATGAACCTGAGAACGATATTTCAATTTTAGATTCCGAAGACACAAGAAAAACAAGACTTACACTAAAACAAATTAACTCTATGAGGTTGGCATCAGAGGCACATGATGAACAACAGAAGGAAGAAGCAGTATTTGTCCAAAAAATGTATGGACAACCTGCACAAGACGATAACTTAGAGTTATAATGTCATCCATAGCATTCGTACTAGGCAACGGAGAATCACGTAGAGAGATCGAAATCAACGATCTCACAGAACGTGGCACAGTTTTTGCCTGCAATGGCGTCTATAGAACACACAGACCTCATTGGCTGGTTGCGGTAGATCCTAAGATGTTGTTAGAGATTGCAGAGACTGATTACGTGGTACATAATAAAGTATACAGCAATTACAACGTGCAATATGAAAAACATAAGAAATTACTTGATCATGTGACATGGTCGAAACCTAGCCTGGGTTGGTCAAGCGGTCCTACTGCATTAAGATTAGCCTGTGAACAAAAATATAAAGAGATCTATATACTGGGCTTCGACTATCAGGGGCATGTAGAGGGCGAGAAGAAGAACAGATACCGTTTCAACAACGTTTTCAAGGACTCACGTAACTACAAAAAAAGTCAGGACGAGGCAACGTTTTACGGCAACTGGATGAACCAGACTAAAAATATACTTAAAGACTTCCCCGATACCAAATTCCACAGAGTCATACCAAAAGGATGGTTTCAACCCAACGACCTCGACTGGAAAGATAACCTATCTCACCTCAATCTAGACGATTTCAAAGCAAAATTTAATTTACAGCATTAAAACTGACAAAAAGACCAATTTAACACCAGTTACAACACTAATTTGGCGTCTTTACAGTAAATACAAACACTTATAAGTACAATTCGAACGTTTTAAAAGGAGCACGTGTAAAATGTCAAACAATAAATTTGAGTCGTTATTAGAATTACTAATAAACGAAGAAAACGATAAAGCAGAGGCTTTATTCCACGAAATCGTAGTAGAAAAATCAAGAGATATCTACGAAAATTTAGCAGACGAAGAAGTAACTGCTGAAGCAAAAGAAGAATCAAAAGACGACGCTAAAGAAGAAGTTAAAGAAACTGAAGCATCTGAAGATGAAAAAGTAGATGAAACTGCTGAAGAAAAAGTAGAAGAAACTACAGAAGAAGCAAAAGATGAAAAAGTTGAAGAGACTTCTGATGAGTCTAAAGACGAACAAGTTGACGAAGTTGTTGAAATAGAAGACGAAGCAACTGAATCAGAAACAACTGAAGAAGAATCAATCGAAGAAGTAGGCGGCGACGCAACTGACGAATTGGTTAAAGACATCTCTTCTGAAGAAGAAGGCGAAATGGACGGCGAAAAAGGCGAAGAAATGCCAATGGACATGGAACCTGAAAACGGTGAAGAAGACATGGAAGACAGAGTTGTTGACTTAGAAGACGCTTTAGATGAACTAAAAGCAGAATTCGAAGCAATGATGGGCAAGAAAGACGGTGAAGAAGATAAAGAAGAATCTTTAGCACCAGAAGTTGCACCAGAGTTAACTCCAGAAGTTGAAATGGAAGGCAAAATGAAGCATGACAAGGAAAAAATGAAAGAATACAAAAATCCTGTCAAAGCGGACACAGCCGACCACTCAGACAAATCAGCAAAATCACCAGTAAACGCTTCTGTTAAATCAGCAGGCGGTACAACGGCTAACATAGCAAAAGGCGGAGCAGACGATAAAGGAAGACCGGCTCCAACTGCGGCTAAAATGGCAGGTGACTTTGAAAACACAGGTGGAAAAGCAAAATCTACTTCATTCAAAAAGAATGAAAAGGCAGACACAGCCGACCACTCTGATAAATCTGCAAAATCTCCGATTACTAAAGCGTAATTGTTGATTTAAAGGAGAACATCGGATGAGTTCACTATACCTAAGAGAGAATCTAACATTTGATCAGGCCAGAGTGCAGATCTTACACGAGGGAAAAGACGGTAAGGATTTGTACATGAAGGGCATCTGCATTCAAGGTGGGATCAAGAACGCTAATCAGAGAGTATATCCAGTGCAAGAGATTGCGAAAGCAACTAAAACACTGAATGATCAGATTAGTTCGGGATACTCTGTGTTAGGTGAAGTTGATCACCCAGACGATTTAAAGATTAATTTGGACCGTGTGTCTCACATGATAACAGAAATGTGGATGGATGGACCAAATGGATACGGTAAGATGAAAATCCTACCAACACCGATGGGCAAACTTGTTGAAACTATGTTGCAATCGGGTGTGAAACTAGGCGTTTCAAGTAGGGGTTCTGGAAACATGAACGAATACGGAAGCGGTGAAGTTTCAGACTTCGAGATCATCACAGTCGATGTCGTTGCCCAACCTTCGGCACCGGGTGCTTATCCTACGCCAATATATGAACACCTAATGAATACAAAGGGTGGAAATATGGCAAAGGGTTTGGCGGCTGAAGTTAGAAATGATCCAAAAGCACAAAAGTTCCTGAAAGAGGCACTAACAAACATAATAAAGGACCTGAAATAAAATGATTGATGCAATATCAAAATTAGTAGAGTCTGGAGCAATCTCGGAAGATGTTCAAAAAGGCATCCAAGAGGCTTGGGACTTGAAAATCAAAGAAAACAAAGAAGTTGTAGGCGCTGAGTTGAGAGAAGAATTCGCAAAAAGATACGAGCATGACAAAGCAAACATGATCGAAGCGATCGACTCTATGATGAACGAGAAGTTATCTGAAGAGATCACCAAGTTCGTTGAGGACAGAAAAGCACTTGCACAAGAAAAAATCGCTTACAAAGAAAACGTAGGCAAACATTCTGCCAAGTTAGAGAGTTTCATACTTAACAAACTGTCAGAAGAGTTAAAAGAACTACACAGCGACCGAAAAGGTGTCCACGAAAACTTCAAGAAGATGGAAGAATTCGTAGTTGGTGCTCTTGCCAAAGAAATCAAAGAGTTCCATGAAGACAAAAAAGGCGTTGTGGAAACGAAAGTCAAACTAGTAGCCGAAGCCAAAAAACAAATGGCCAAGATGAAAGAGGCTTTCATAACAAGATCTGCTAAAGTTGTAGAGTCTGCTGTAAACAAAAAACTTGCTGAAGAGCTAAAATCTCTTAAGGAAGACATCACAGCGGCGAGAACTGTCAACTTTGGCAAGAAAATATTCGAAGCGTTTGCTTCTGAGTACCAGAATTCTTACTTAAATGAGAAATCTGAGACTGCGAAGTTAATGAAAGTAGTTGATGAAACAACTATGAAGTTGAAAGACGCGGAGAAGGCTATCGAAGAGAAACAAGCGGTGATTGAGTCAAAAGAGGCTGAGTCCAAAAGACAGGCCGACTTGATGGAACGTAAGGAAAAGATGGCTGAGATGCTCAAACCATTGGGCAAAGACAAGAGTGAAGTAATGAGTCAACTGTTGGAATCAGTTTCAACATCGAAACTTGAGGCTTCGTTCAACAAGTATCTACCACACGTGATGGCTGACAAGGCTGTGACAAGAGAGGGTGCGAAAGTACTTTCCGAGTCAGGCGGCGACAGAGCACAAAGGGAAGATGCTGACTTAACAAATATCCGTAAGTTAGCGGGTATATAATTAACTAAACTAAAGGAAGATTACAAATGTCAGATATATTTGAATCAAAATGGGGCGAAACTAAAGCCGCTCTTACAGAAGGTTTAGCAGGCAACAAGAA